ACGTCGTTCAAACGCTTCGCCGGCGGCTTCGACCAGATCGTGACTGCCTCTTCTTCAAAGGGGCTCCAGATGATCTCGGTTCGCTACCTCATCATGGAAGAGGTCAGCGAATATCCGCTCGACACCGACGGCCGCGGATCGCCGATCGACCAGGCGCGCGCCCGGCAGAAGTCCTACGGCGACCTTGCCAAGGAATTCATCCCGTCGACACCGGGCGTTGCCGGCGAATGCCGCATCTCGGAAATGTACGAAGACGGCGACCGCCGCCGCTTCTATGTGCCGTGCCCGCACTGCGAAACCTTTCAGGTTCTGCAGTTCAAGAACATGATGCCGCCTTGCGAGGCAACCAATCACCGGCCGACGTTCGGCTGCGACGATTGCGGATCGGTCATCGACCAGATCCACATGAACGCCATGCGTTCGAAAGGCCGCTGGGTTCCAACCCGCGTGCTCGATTGCGATTCACCGGTCCCGGCGCTGATCAAGCCCGACGAGATCGAGCTCTATGCGGTGCCACCCTGCGAAGGTCGGGTGCGCGCCTGGCAGCCGTCCTATGCGATCTGGTCGGCCTATTCGCCGTTCGAAAGCTGGGTCGACATCTGGCAGCGCTGGACCGAGGCCAAGGGCAACCCGACGAAGGAAAAGACCTTCACCCAGCAGGATCTGGGCGAGGCCTATGATCCCGCCGGCGATGCGCCCGACTGGGAAAAGCTGCTCGAAGCCCGCAAGGCATGGCAGCGCGGCGTCGTGCCTTATCCGGGCTGCGTCCTGACGGGCATGATCGACGTGCAAGGCAACCGCTTCGAGTGGGCCTTGTGGGCGTGGGGGCCGGGATTTCAGGGCTGGCTCGTCGATCGTGGCGTCATCGCCGAAAACTATCTGTCCGATGCGGGTTGGCAGCAGATCGACCAGCTCACGGCGCGGCGCTGGCCGACGGAATCGGGCCGCGAGATCGACGTGATGCAATGGGGCATCGATACCGGCGCATTCACGCAAACGCTTTACGATCGCGTCTCTGGCCGCCACGCGCTGCTCGCGACCAAAGGCGATAACCGGCCGAATGCTGCGCCTTACAAGAAATCGCGCGCCGACCTGCGCGACCCGCGGTCAGGTCGCCCGATCGTCGGCCGCCAGATCGACCTCGCGCTGATCGGTGGCTTCGATCTGAAACTCGCCGTCTACAGCGGCCTGGCCTCTCTCGTCGCCGGGCCGGATGACAGGGGCCTTTATCAGGCGGGCACGCTGCATCTGCCCGACTGGATCGGCGAAGACGAATTGAAGCAGCTGACGGCGGAAACGTTGTTCGATCCGTCGACCGAGGCGGTGGGCAATTCGAAACGGCAACGCATGGTGCGGCCGGTCGATCGCCGCGAATGGCGCAAGAAGCCGCATCAGCCGAACGAAGCGCTCGACCTTGTTGTCGGCGCCAAGTCGCTGGCCTGGGGCGAGGGTGCCGGCCAGATCGGCGGCAAGCGCTGGCAGGAACTGGTCGCCGAGGCGCACGGTCCGGCGGACGAGCAGGAAAAGGATTTGTTCTCGACGTCGCGCCTCGATGAGACGCCGGCGGTGGAGGTGACGGAAATCGACATGTGGTCGCGTCTCGCGGCCATCAACAGCGGTGGAGATTGAGTTTTATGGCGGTGACGGACGTTTCGCAGGATGTATTGCTGGCGCACCTTGCCGAGGCTCGCCAAGCTTTGCATGCGCTTGAGATCGGTCGCCGCTCGATCAAGGTCATGGTCGACGGGTATATGGTCGAATATTCCCGCGCCAATCTCGATCAGTTGCGCGCCTATGAAAAGCGCCTCATCGCCCTGATCAACGGCCGCCCGGTCGGCGGTGCCATCAACGTGATCTTCTGATGAGCGTTCCGGCTCTTCTCGATGCGCACGGCCAGGCGATCCCGGCGGCGGTGATTGAGGCCGCGCGGTCGTCCGCCATGATGGAGGCCGCAGCCGCCTTTCCCGGCTCGCAGGAACCCGGCCTCTCCAGTTCGCCGGCCTATGCGTCGGGATGGTTCGACCAGCCCGACACTGCGAGCTGGTGGCCGTCGCAGGGCTCCGCCGATGGTTCGGTGCTGCCGCATCGCGATCTTACCCTGGCGCGCGTCCGCGATATCGTCCGCAATGACGAGACCGCCGGCACCGCCGTCGAGCGCCTTGTCGATCTGGTCGTCGGTCACGGCCTGCACCTGCGCTCGCGGCCCGATGCGGTCGCGCTCGGCATCAGTCCGGATGCGGCGAATGAATTGAGCCGCAAGATCCAGGCCGAATGGCGTCTGTTCGGCCACGATCCGCGCCGCCTTTGCGACGCCCAGCGCAAACTGTCGATCAACGGCCTGTTCCGGCTCTTCGCCCGCACGTCGATCATCGCCGGCGAGGCGACGGGCCTCAACACCTGGCGTGAGACGCCCGGCGCGCGCTATTCGACCTGCGTGCTGGCGGTCGATCCCGACCGGGTTTCTAACCCGTCGATGCAGATCGACACCAACGAGCTGCGCGGCGGCGTCGAGATGGATTCCTTCGGCGCGCCGGTCGCCTATCACGTCCGCAACGCCCATGCCGGCGACTGGTGGGCTTACGGCAAGCAATGGACGTGGACGCGGGTGCCGCGCGCCACCGAATGGGGCCGGCCGGTCTTCTTCCACAGCTTCGAGCCGGAGCGGGAAGGGCAGACGCGCGCCATTTCGCCGTTTGCCTCGCTCGTGCGCGGCCTGCGCATGGTCAACAAGTTTTCGTCGAACGAACTGGCGAGCGCCGCGGCGAACGCGCTGTTCGCGGCCTTCGTGGAATCGGATCTGCCCGTTGACGAGGTGACGCAGAAGCTGCAGCCACAGGCGTCGACCTATGCCGACAAGATGATCACGCATTTCGCCAATAACCCGGCGAAGCTGAATGGCGTGCGCATACCGGTGATGCCGCCCGGCAGCAAGATCACCATCAACGGCTCGCCGCGGCAGACGACGGCGTTTCCGGCCTTCCAGGCGGCCTTCCTGCAGAAGATCGCGGCTCGGCTCGGCATCTCTTACGAACAACTGACCATGGACTGGACGAAGACGAACTATTCGTCCGCGCGTGCGGCGCTGTCGGAAGTCTGGCGTCACATCCAGCGCCTGCGCGCCACCTTCACCGAACAGACCGTGACGCCGATCTTCTATGCCTTCCTCGAGGAAGCGTTCGACCGCGGCTATATCAAGGCGCCCGCCGGCGCGCCGGACTTCTGGGACATGCCGGGCGCCTATCTGCGCGCCATCTGGATCGGACCGGGCCGCGGCTACATCGATCCGGTCAAGGAAGCCGAGGCGAGCGCCATCCGCATGGACTCGCTCACCTCGACCTTGGAAATCGAATGCGCCGAGCAGGGCCTCGACTACGAGGATGTGCTCGATCAGCGCGAGCGCGAGGAACAGGATCTGAAAACCCGCAAACTCGTGCGTCCGTCGCTGGAAAAAATCTTCGCCCAGATGTCGGAACAGAACGGCGACGACGGCGATGAGCCTGCTGCGCCGGCCAGGGAAAAGGAAACCGCATGACGCATGTTCTGCGCATCGCGACGCGTTTCTTCAACACGCCGCTGCTGCTGACGCCGGACGTCGCCAGCGTCATCTGCGCCGGCCTCGCGGAGCGCTTCGGCGTCGATGGCGGCGACATGGCGGCCGACCTGCCGTCGATCGATGCCTCGCGCTTCCGCGGCGTTCCGAAGACCGACGCCAACGGCCGCCCGACCAATCTCTATCGCATCGAAGGCGGCATCGCGATCGTGCCGGTGCTGGGCGAGTTGGTCAATCGCGGCGCCTGGATCGGCGCGTCGTCGGGCCTCACATCCTATGAAGGGCTCGACGCGCAACTGCGCCTGGCCGCCGCCGATCGGGACGTGCGCGGCATCGTCCTCGACATCAATTCGCCTGGCGGCGAGGCATCCGGCGCCATGGAAGCCGGCGCGCTGGTGCGCGAGCTGTCGGCGCAAAAGCCGATCGTCGCTTTCGTCAACGGCATGGCGGCCTCGGCCGCCTATGCCATCGCCAGCGGTGCCAATCACATCGTCGCATCGCCGTCCGCGATCCTCGGCTCGATCGGTGTCGTGATGGTGCACATCGATCGTTCGGAAGCGATCACCAAGGGCGGTGTCAAGCCGACCATCATCCACGCCGGCGCGTACAAGGCCGATCTCTCGTCCTATCAGGCGTTGAGCGACGATGCCCGCGCCCGCATCCAGGGCCATGTCGACGCGGTCTATGACCTTTTCGTCGGCACGGTCGCCGGCCATCGCGGATTGCCTGTCGAGGCCGTCCGCAAAACCGAGGCAGGCATCTTCCTCGGACCGCAGGCGGTCACCGCCGGGCTCGCCGACGCGGTCGGCACACTTGACGACGCATTCGCCTACATCGGCCGGTCGAATTCCTCGGCCGGTTTTACATCGCCCACTGGAGGTTCCATGAGCACAAGCAATCCCGCTGCCGGCGGTGAAACCGGCATCACCCAGGCGCAGGTGGACGCCGCCGTCGCCGCTGCGACGCTCGCCGGCTCGACGGCCGCGACGGCCCGCATCCGATCCATTCTCACCCATGCAGACGCCAAGGGTCGCGCCGATCTGGCGATGACGCTGGCACTCGATACCGACATGTCGGTCGACGCCGCCGCGAAAGTGCTGCAGTCGGTTCCGGTCGTCGCGCCGGTCGCTCCGGCCGCGCCTGCCTCCGGCTCGCATCTCGGCGCCCTGGTGCCGCGGCCTGACGTGCAGCCCGACGCGCCCGCCAATTCCGGCGCGAAATCGCAATACGAGCTCGGTGCCGCCGCTTTCGCCGCCGCCGTTCCCTCCCACATGCGCACCGGCCAGGCCTGACGGCCCGACCGCGCTTCGCACCCACCTGCATGAGGTGATCCAATGACCGCATATACTGCCTTCAATCCGACGCCGCTGTTTGCCGACGGCGACGATTTCGACACCCGCAAGGCTATCGTGCTGACCGGGCAGAACGTCTCCGGCACGCCTCTGCCGCGCGGCACCGTGCTCGGCAAGGTGACGGCCACCGGCAAGTACAAGATTTCCGTCGCAGGCGCGTCGGACGGATCGCAACTGCCGCGCGCCGTCACCGCCGACGATCTCGACACCTCCGGCGGTGACGTCACCTGCCGCGTCTACGAGTCCGGCACCTTCGCCTTCGAGGTCTGCAACGTCGATGCGTCGTGGACGATCGACACGCTCAACGCGTCGATGTCGGATCAGTCGCGCGACATCTATTTCCGTTCCGTCGGCACCGTCGCCTGATCGCGCCGCGCCTCCCAGTCACCCGCGCGGCTGCGAAGCGGCCGTTTGATTTGCAAGGGTAAAATCCATGAACGACGTTGCAGCCCTGCCGGTCTACGGCACCGAATTCCTGCTTGGCGCCTATGGCGTCATCGACGAGCCGCGCCGCTTCCTGCTCGAGCTGTTCTTCAAGCCGACGCAGAATTTCGATACCGAAAAGGTCGCCTTCGATAAGGTCGAGCGCGCGCTGCGCAAAGCGCCCTTCGTCTCGCCCAACATCGCCGGCAAGCCGCAGCGTCAGCAGGGCTTCCAGACCAAGGATTTCGCGCCGGCCTATGTGAAGCCGAAATTCGTGGTCGACGCCAACCGTCCGCTGAAGCGCATGCCCGGCGAACGCCTGCTTGGGAGCATGAGCCCGGTCGACCGCTACAATCGGGTGATTGCTGAACTGCTCGCGGAGGGAGATAAGCAGATCGCTCGCACCGAGGAATGGATGGCGGCGCAGATCCTGCTCAACGGGTCCGTCGTCGTCAGCGGCGAGGACTTCCCGTCGATGACGGTCGATTACGGCCGACCTTCCGGTCACACGGTGGTGCTGTCGGGCGGCGCCCGCTGGGGCCAGGCCGGTGTCAAGGCGCTCGCCAGCCTGCGCGCCTGGGCTTCGACCGTGCAGATCGCGTCGGGCTTCAATCCCAATGTTGTCATCATGGACCCGAAGGCCGCGGACCTGTTCACCGCCGACACCGACGTGCAGCAGATCCTCAACAACAGGGTGAATACGCCGATCGGCAACGACTTCCGCATCGGCTATGTGCAGCTCGCCGGCCTCGTCACCGGTGCCGTCGGTGAAGAGGTGAAATACCTCGGCCGCATCGGCGAATTCGACATCTTCGTCTATCAGCAGATCTACAAGGACCCGGACGGCACCCTGCAGCGCATGCTGCCGGACAATACCGTTATCATGGGCTCACCCACGGGTGTGCAAGGCACCCGCTGCTATGCGGCCGTCCGCGACGCCAAGGCGGGGTTCCGCGCTCTGGCCCGCTTCCCGAAGATGTGGACGGAAGAGGATCCCTCGGTGACCTATCTTATGACCCAGTCGGCGCCGCTGCCGGTCGCAGCCTGGCCCGAGGCTTCGCTCTGCGCCACCGTCAACTGACGGTCGCAGCGCAGCGTCGTCTTCATTGAACCCGCGAAGGGCCTTCGCGCCCTTCGCCAATCGGGAGAGTCCCATGAAACTCTATCTGCCGCACGCGTTCACCCTCGATGACGGCAAAGAGGCTGTCCATCACGCTGCCGGCACCATCCGCGATTTCGAAAAGGGAATCGCCGAGATGTTGAAGAAGCGCTTCGGCGCCGTGCCGGCCTCGGAAGCGCCGCAGGACGATCCGGCAGCGAAGGCGTCGATCACGCCGACACCCGTACCGCCCGCCACGCCGCCTGCGCCGGCTACCCAGCCGATCAACCCGCCGACGGCTTGATCGTCAGATATGGGCTCGCCTTTCGCAGACGAGGCACGCCAGGCCATCGGGGAGGTCGTCGCCATCTTCGGCGACGATCAGGGCTTTCTCTATGAGCCCATGCTGCAGGCGGCCGGCGACCGGCCGATCGCGGATCCGCAGCGTCCCGCACTGCAGATCAAGGGCGCGCTTCTGGCGCGGCCGCTGACGGTCGAGCCGATCGCGCCGCATCAGCCGCGCGACACGGCGCTTGCCACGTCATCGCAGCGCTTCCGCTTCACCATGCAGGGCGGCAGCGAGTCCGTGCTTGGTTATCGCGCCAGAGCCGGTGATCGTCTGACGCGCTTGTCCGACCGCGCAGTGTTTCAGGTGCAGAACATTCTCGACGACGATATCGCGCGGCTGTCGTGCGATGTCTTCCGACGTTCTGTAGCGAAGGCCTGAAGCATGTCCGGACTGTCCCGTGCCTGCCTGCGCCTTGCCGCCACGGCCGCCTTGCGCGGCGCGACCATGGCCGGTCCGGCGATCTTCGATTCGCGCATGGACATGGTCGACGGCCTCACGCCGGACGAGGCGAAACCCGTCATCGCCGTCTATACGGAAACCGATTCCGGCAACGCCCTGTCGCATCAGAACGGTGGGCCGCCGTTCGTGCCGCATGTAGATCTCGTGCTCGAGATGACCATGCAGGTCGGCGAATACGATGACGCCACAAAGATGATGAACATGGGCGCACCGGCGACCGACAGCGAACTCGAGGCCAGCCTCGATATGCTGGAGACTCAGGCGGAGGCGGCGCTGTTCTTCAGCTGCGCGCCGCTGTCGCTGCTGTTTCAACGCGTCGCCAAATTGGTGCGGTCGAAGGAGTCCGCGCGCTTCGTCGAAAGCAAGGGCGCTGCGCGCCTCGCCGTCCGCCTCATCACCTATACGATCGAGATCGACGACAATGGCATCCCGCAGGAGTCCGGACTGACCGGCTTCGACACCTTGCCGCAGCCGTTCCGCGATATCGCGACAGCCTGGCCCGAAGGGCTGAAGGAAAAACACGTCGCCGCCGTCATGGCGCGCAGCCTCGCCGCGCCGCATCTCTGGCCCACGTTCAAGGGCATGACGGTCAATGCGCCGCCGTCGCCGCCGCCTGTCGATCCGCCGCCTGCGCCGCAGCCCGGCGATCCGTTCAAGCCGAATTTCGTCATCGATTTTCCAGAGTAGGAAGCCCGCCATGTCAGCCATTCACGTCAAGCCGGTCGGCGATGCGCGCGTGCGCAATCCCGCGCGCGATTTTGCCGTCCTGCCGCAAGCTGGCGATGTGGTGCCCGACTCGCTGTTCTGGCGTCGCCGCGAGATCGCCGGGGAGATCGTGATCGGCGAACCGTCCGCGGCGCCTGCCGCGCCGCATGAGCCCGCACCCGTCGCCGAAACCGCTGACGATTCGTCTTCGCAAGACCCGTCTTCGTAAGACCCGATCTAAGGAGCCTTCCATGCCTGTTTCATTCAACCGCATCCCGGGAAACATCCGCGTTCCGTTCTTCTACGCCGAGGTCAATTCCGGACTGTCCTACTACCAGGGCAACTCGAAACTGCTTCTGATCGGTCAGATGGTCAGCGGCGGCTCTGCTGCGGCCAATGTGCCCGTGCTGGTGTCGCGTCCCGGTCCCGAGATGTTCGGCGTCGGCTCGATGCTGGCCGAAATGGTCTATGCTGCGCGCCTCAATTCGGCGCTGGGCGAAATCTGGGCGCTGCCGATCGCGGATCCCTCCGGCGTCGCCGCGACGAAAACCATCACGGTCGCTGGCACCATCACCGCGGGCACGCTCGTGTTCTATGTCTGCGGCGAAAAGGTGCAGATCCCGGTTCTGTCGACCGACACGGTCACCACGATCGCCGCCGCCATGGCCGCCGCCATCAATGCCGGCTACACCGGCATCGACGGCAAGGGCTATTCTTTCCCCTATACGGCGACGTCCGCTGCCGGCGTCGTCACCGCCACGGCGCGCAACGTCGGCACGCAGGGCAATTTCCTGTCGATCGACAAGGATCTGATCGGCGACGAAGGTCCGCTCGCCGCACTGCTGACGATCGCCACCGGCGTCACCGGCACCGGCGTGCCCGCGCTGACGACCGGCCTTGCCGCGCTCGGCGACACCGAATTCGACATGATCGCCATGCCCTACAGCGACGCAACCTCGCTCAACGCCGTGCGGGATTTCCTCGCCGACGGCGGCGGCCGCTGGGATCCGATGTCCCAGCTTTACGGCCATTGCGTCACCGTCTGTTTCGACACCCTGTCGAACCTGGCGACGCTTGGCACCGGCCGCAACGATCCGCACGTCTCGATCATGGGCGTCGCCAATTCGCCGTCGCCGCCGCATCGCTGGGCTGCCGCGCTCGGCGGCCAGGTGCAGGCGCACAAGAACCTCGGCTTCAGTCTCACCGAGGCGGTGGAGATTTCGCGGCCGATGCAGACCTTGATCCTGAAAGGCATCAAGCCGCCGCGCCTCAAGATCGACCAGTGGGACAGGATCGAGCGCCAGACGCTCTATTACGACGGCATCTCCGCCTTCACCGTCAGCGTCGACGGGCAGGTCGTGCTCGACCGGCTCATCACCACCTATCGGCTCAACGCCTGGTCGCAGCCTGACACGACTTTCCTCGACATCGAGACCTTGTATCAGACGGCCTACGGCATCCGCTTCCTGCGCCAGCAGGTCTCGCAGAAGCATGCCCGCGATGCGCTGGCGCCGGACAATCCGCGCGGACTGCAGGGCGTCACCACGCCGGTCGACCTCAAGGCCGATCTCATTCACGGCTACAGCCAGTTGTGCGATGCCGGCGTGATGAAGAACCTCGCCCTGTTCGCCAGCAGCATCGTCGTCGAACAGTCGAGCGACCCGAACCGGGCCAACTGTTTCCTGCCGTTCGACGTCATGAACCAGTTGCGGATCTTCGCGGCCAACGTCGAGACGTCGCTCAACCGCGCCGCCTGAGCCGCCTTTCACCCTCACTTTTCTCGTTTGTAAAGGACTTCGGCCATGCATCAGGCAGGCGGACGCATCACGCTCGTCTTCGGAGCCACCCGGTTGTCGCCGCGCGGCAAGGCGACCATCTATCCCGCGCAGATCAAACACGACATCCAGGTCAACCATGATGGCACCGTCAGCCGCACCACGGCGGCAACGGCGGCGCGCATCGAGATGACCTTCGATAGGGGCGATGGCCGGTTCAAATGGGATTCGACCTTCATGAAAGATTTCGTCGACATGACCCTGCGCGAGACCGACGTCGGCGTGCTGCACATGGCGACCGGCAGCAGCCTGATCGGTGAGCCGGCGATCGACACCGAAACCGGCGAAGTCTCCGGCCTGTCGATCGCGACCGACAGTTATACGCAGGTCCGGATCTGACGATGGCGAACAAGCGTGTCATCCTGGCCAAGCCGCTGGAAGGCCACAACAAGACGAAAGTCCTGCATTTCGACTTTCGGGAACCAACGTTCGACGAGTATTTCCAAAACGGCGATCCTCGCGTACCGATGATCACGCAGGGCGTCCTGTTCCATCAGGAAATCCCCGACGTCATCCGCAAATATGCCGACCTGCTTTTGGTCGGCGGCGATCCCAACATTATGGCGGGCGCCGGCCTCGCCGACACGCTGAGAATCAAGGAGTGCATCCTCGGTTTTTTCCAGGCGGCGGAGACGATCAACGCGACCTCATCGGACGCATTGCCGACGAACTCGTCTTCGCCCTCGACTGGGACGCCGGCGCCGTCGGACGCATGACGCTGTCAGCAATGTTCTACTGGCATCAACGCGCCGTGCTCTGGCAGCAGAAGCAAAAGGGCTGACCTGAATGGCGTCGACCAAGGTCCTGGAAGCGCGCGCGATCATCACCGCTCAGGACAGCACCGGCAATACGTTCAACACGATTGCCAACAAGGTGAATGCGATCGGCCGTTCGGCCCAGGCGGTGAACCGCAATGTCGGCGCCGTCAATCAGACCTTGCAGACGCAGGCTCGCTTCGGCAAGGCGCTCAGCTCGGCTGCCGGTGTCGCGGCTGTCGTTGCCGCGCACAAGGTCAAGGAAGTCGCCGCCAAGGTCGTCGAGACGTATCGTGAATTCGACGATCTACGCCGCTATCAGAAAGCCATCCTGCATCTCTCCGACGAGCAGCAGAAACCGCTGATCGACCAAGCACTGAAACTCGGATCGACGACGAAGTTCAACGATCTGCAGGTGCTGGAGGCGCAGCTCGATCTGGCGCAGCGCGGTATCAAGGAAAACATGATCCGCCCCATAATCGAGATGGCGGCCAATTACGGGCAGGCGATGAACACGTCGCTGCCCGATGCAGCCAAGACCCTTGAGGGTATCATCTTCTCGACGGGTCAGCATATGGAAGATGCCGGCGAGGCATTGGCCAACGCCAACAAGACCGTGAATTTCGCTGTGAAGCTGGCGAAGATCGGTGGCCTCGGCAACGAGGACGTGCAGCAGTTCTTCAAGTTCGGCGGTGCGTCCGGCCATGTCGCCGGCCTGTCAATGGAGACGATGGGCGCGCTGGCGGCCATCATGCGGCGGTCCAACATCCGCGGCGATGAGGCGGGCGTCGCGGTGCGCTCGATCGCCGGCGCATTGGTGTCTCCGACGAAGAAGGGCATGGACGCCCTGGCCGCGATGGGCATCAACTATTCACAATTCACCAAGATGCCGGGCGCGGCCTCATCTGATTCATTCAATACAATGTTTCAGCAGAACCTGGGCAAGAAGCTCAGCGCCAGGCAGTTGGCGGCGGTACAGGGTGTGCTCGGCGATGCGGACGTCATGGGTGAGCGCGGCGCCTTCATGTCGGCAATGATGCCGATCATCGGCGAAGGCTTCCAGCGTAACAAAAAGGGAGAACTGACTGCCGCGTCGCAGGCGCAACTGGGCAAAGTGCTGCAGACCTTTCACAAGATGATCGTGGAGTCCGTCGACACCGAAGGCCTGCTGCGCGCGATCATCGCCAATAAGCCGTCGGCGGCCCAGTTGAATGCCTTCTTTACCAAGCAGCAGGGCGGTCGCATGGGCACGGTGACCCAGCACGGTGTCAAGCTGTTCGACGACTATCGCGAGCAGCTGCGTAGGGCGCCGGATGATTTCGCCGCCTCGATCGCCAACGAGCGAATGGGCGGCTTTGCGGGGGCGGCATCGCGAGCCGAAGGCGCGCTGATGAACCTGTATACGGCGCTTGGCCGCGCCAACGATGGCATGCTGACGTTCGGCGCCAACCTGACGGCCGGCACACTCAACCATCTCTCGAAACTCGGTGACACGGCCCTGCAGGCGACCTCGCAGTTGGGTCTGTTCGCGGCGGCGCTGCTGGCCGCCAAAACGGCGGGCGTTCTCGGCGACGTCGCCAAGCACGCGCGTGGCATGCCGGTCGGAGCGCCGAGCGGCGCGGTGCCCTTGCTCGGCGTCGCAGGCACGATCGCCATCGGCGGCTACAACCTGTCGAAATATTCGACGGACACGATTTTCAGCGATCCGGAATCCTTCAAGGGCATCGCGACAAACCCTTTGCTTGGCGCCATGGCGCCCGACATGGCTCTTGGCGCCGCGGTCGCCAATCTCGACGCCATCAAGGCCGAGCAGGCGCGCGAGGTCGCGGCCTGGAAGGCAAGGCAGGATTTTACGCTTGGGTCGATGGGTGGTTTTCAGAAGAGTCCCCTCGGCGGCATCGATACTCGCACGCTTGGTTATATGGACAATCTGCAAATCAAACGGCTGAAGAATTCTCCCGTCGGTCGCGAGAACATGGTGTCGCTTGATCCCAATTCGAAGGTGGATGTCAAAATCACCTATGAAGTGAAGCCCTCGTCGCAACTGCTCGATATCGTCAACACCGCCAAATCCGTCTCGTCAGCCGGCAATGCAAACGGCTCGATCGGTGGCGTCGGCACAACCGGCGTCGGCGCCAGCGCAGGTCAATGAAAGGCTTTCAGTAATGGCGCGCGACTGGCTCTGGCCGAAGGCCTCCTTCAAGGGTGCCGAATTCTACGTCGAACAGCAGCAGCTGCCCGGCGGCAATCGCATCATCAAGCACACCTATCCCTATTCGAACAAACACGATATCGAGAACCTCGGTCGCAACCCCGATACGTTTCAGGTGAACGCCTATTTCGCCTCGGAAACGGCCGACGCGGATTCGCAGGCCCTGAAGGCCGCGCTGGAGAACGACGGGCCCGGTCTCCTGATGCTGCCGATGTTCGGCGCGCAATTCGTGCAGGCTGACACCTGGTCCCGGGAGTGGAACCAGGCAAAGCTCAATTACGTCGGCTTCTCGATCCTCTTCACGGAAGCCAGCACATCGGACAGTCCCGCTTCGGAAGGCATGGGCGAGCGCGAGCTGGCCGACATGACGTCGGGCTTCGGCGACGTGCTGTCGGGCGCGGTCGACGCGCTGTTCACGGCCGTCGCGCCGCTGGCCTTCGCCCTGGCCGACGCCGGCGAGGCGCTGCTCGACTTCGCGGACACTCTGGCGACCGTCGCCGACGGCCTCTCGCTGCCCTCGCAGGTGGCGCAGGTGATTGCCGCCAGCCTCGACGATGGCACGCGTGCCCTGCAGTCGGGTGCATTCAGACCGGGGCAGGCGACCGGCAATCTGTGCGACCTGCTCGACCTCGCCGTCACCGAGGCACAGGCCTCGGCGCCGGCCGACATTCTGTCCACTGCCGCCGCCGCCATGCTCGATCAGGCCAACGCCCTGCAGAGCGGCGCTGTGACGCCGGCCGCCGCCGCCATCCCGGTTGCCGGCGCCATGGCCTTCATCGCGTCGGCCCTGCGCTGCCTGGCGATCGCCTCCTATACGGATCGTCGCCAGGCGATCGCGGCGCGCGACCGCATGGCGACGCTGGCCCAGGCTGTGCAGCCGCTCTACGGGCAGCTGGGGCCCGACGCCGTTGCCGCCTTCGATGCGGTGTGGGGCGAGGCCGCCATTCATCTGTCAGGCCGCATCGCCAGCCTGGCGCCGGTCGTCGCGGTCGAGATCAACCGCTCGATGCCGTCCACCGTCATCGCCTATACGCTCTATGGCGATCCGTCACGGGCGACCGATCTCGTCGCGCGCAACCGCATCGCCGCGCCGCTGCTGATGCCGACGCGCTTCGAGGCCGCTGCAACATGATCGATGAAAAGGTTGCTGTCGTCGCCGGCGGGGATAAATATTTCCGCTGGGAGAGTGTCAGTATTCAGGCTGGCGCAGGTCAGGCTGCGCGCTCGTTCGTGATCGTCACCGCAGAGCCGGATCAGATGTTCGGCGACGACTGGGTGTTCAAACCGGGCACGCCTGTCGAGATTTATGCGACCGACGACCTGCTGCTGAAAGGCTATGTGGACGATTACGAGCCGCAATATTCGGACACCCAGCACACGGCCACGATTACCGGTCGGTCAAAGTCGCAGGATATTATTGACTGCTCCGCCATGCATCAGACTGGTGAGTTACGCGATAAGAACCTGAAGCAGATCGCCGAAGAGTTAGACAAGTTTGGTATCGGATTCGATTCCAATGTCGATCTGAAAAGCATCCCGCTGCATCGCATCGTGCCCGGCGCCACCGGGTTTGAAGAATTGGACGTGCTGGCGCGATCGCAGGGCTTGTTGCTGATCGGTGAAGGCAATGGGCGGGTGATGATTACGCGGGCCGGAGAATCCGGGCGCCATGCTGGCGGCTTGATCGGGGGCGTCAACATCAAGGAAGCCTCGGCGAAACTCTCCGCCAAGGGTAAACATTCGAAAGTTATTGCCAAGGGTCAGAAACCATTCGGCGTCGGCGTCAGTTCCCTGCGTCTCGAACATGAGGCATCCGATGACAGCGTCAATCGATACCGTCCGCTGATCGTGCCAGTCGAGGGCGACACCGATCAGGGCAGGGTGGCGCAGCGCGCTGAATGGCATGCGGCCCGCTCAGCGGGGTTCAGCACCCAGGCCAGCATCCTGACATCGGGCTGGCGCGACGAAAAAGGCGCTCTCTGGGATCCGAAGAAACTCGTCTATGTCGAGGATCGACGCTTGAAAATAGCGCAGGATATGGCGATTTCGTCGGTCACTTTCGAACAGCAGAACCAGACCGGTACGACCTCCCGCTTGGCGGTCGTCGATCCGCGCGCGCTCGGTGGCAAGAATCCGAAGGGCAAGAGCAACGGCGCCTGGTCGGCTCCGTCGCCGCCGCCGGCTGCGCCGTCCTGGGCGCTTGATCCGGCGACCTGATGCGCGGCTATCGCTCCCAGATCACCCGTGCCGAGCTGACGGCGACGAACGATGGCGACGGCGAACAGACCGTCGATCTTTATGGCTTCGCCGGAGAGACGTTCACCAAGGTCTACCGCCCGCAGAATTTCGGCATCTCGGCCAATCCGCCCGTCGGCGCGACCGGGCTTCTGTTCGCGCCCGGCGGCGAGCGGTCCAAGGCGGTGTTCCTTGGCGGCGAAATGCCCGGCGTGCGGCCGAAGGGCAATCCGCCGGGAACGGCCGTGCTCTATGACGACAAGGGCAATGTGATCTTCGCCAAGGGCGGCGACGGCATCGAGATCCGCACCACGGACGGAGACGTGAAGGTCATTCCGATCGCCGGCAAGAAAGTCTTCCTCGGCGGCACCGGTACGGACGGCACCTATGCCGCGGTGTCGACGACGGCGGGCCCATCCATGAATGTCTTCGCAAAGGTGTCCTGATGGTTGCGCTGCGCATTGTCGACGAAGCGATCGCCGCACCGTCGCTGCTGTGGGACACCGTCTGGGATGGCTTCGCCGGCGACTTCGCGGCGGCGTTGCCGACCGAGCCCGGCAATCGCGGCGGCCTGCGCGCCCGCGCGCCGCTCGAGACGGCGATCCTGCTCTGCCTGATGACCGACGGCCGGGCCCGTCCGGAAGACGTCATTCCCGACGGCAGCGGCGATCGCCGCGGCTGGGCCGGCGACATGGTCGATCCGACGGCGGCGCCGCTTGGCTCGCGCCTCTGGCTGCTGCGCCGCCATACGCTTGACGCCGCCACCGCCAGCATGGCCGCGCTGTATGCGCGCGAGGCCCTGCAGACGCTCATCAGCCAGGGCGCCGTCGCTTCGATCGACGTCACCGGCGAGGCGGTGCTCGAAGAGGGCCGTCTCGCGCTCGCCATCACCTGCTATCGCCGCGACGGCACGCTTGCCGCCGCCACAAATTTCGCTTTGTTGTGGGACAAAACCCGTGGCCTTCAATATCCCCTCGATCCCTGATCTTGGCTCCCGCATCCGCAATGCCTTCCGCGCCTATCTGCCGGGCACGGATGCGTTCATTGAGCCGAACAACCTGTCGATTGCCGGCAAGACGTTCACGCTGGTGATGTTCGAGGCCTATCAGCGCCTCGGTTTCCTCTACAAGCAGATGTTCGCCTCGACCGCTGACGGCGATCATCTCGAATTCCGCCACGCTGCCGACTATGGCATCGTGCGCAAGCCGGCGACGGCCGCGTCGGGCCTCGTCACCCTCACGCAGGTGACGCCGGGCGCGCAGACGGTGGCTGCGGGCCTCGTTCTGGTGCGCGACGACGGCACGCTCTACGCGACGCTCGATTCAGCCGTCATGTCTGCTGGCACAGCGAGCGTCGCTGTGCGCGCGCAGATCGGCGGCGCCGCCACCAATGCGCCGGCTGGGTCGTCGCTCACCATCGACCAGACGAGCGGCGTGCCGAACCTGCTGGATGTTGCGATCGTCGGGACGGGCGGTCTCGGCGGCGGCGCGGATGCGGAAGCCGACGAGGAATTGCGCGCGCGCGTGCTGCTGCGCAAACAGGCGCCGCCGCGCGGTGGCAATGCAGCCGATTATATCCGCTGGGCTCTGGACGTTCCGGGTTGCACCCGCGCCTTCGTCTCGCCCTTCGTGCCGAACGTCGATGGCGTCACGGTGTTTCCGCTGTTCGACGACACCCGCGTCAACGGCATTCCAAAGTCGGAAGATCTCGATGCGGTGCTGGCCTATATTGAACCGCTGCGGCCGATCACCGCCGATGTCTTTGTCGCCGCGGCCACGCCATATCCGATCGACGTTGGCGTCAGCGGCCTCGTGCCCGACAATGCCCGCGTACGCGGCGCCATCCAGGCGACGTTGAACGCCATCATTCGCGATCGCTGTCCGCTGTCGACGGCGGCCGATCCTTTTGTCCTTCCCCGCGCGTGGATCGACGAGGCGGTGTCGCGCGCCACCGGCGAGCAGCGCCACACGCTGACGGCGCCTTTGACCGATCTGACCATCCCGGCCGGCAATCTGCCGGTGCCGGGCGCGCTGACGTTCAGCTGATCGGGATTGCTGGATGACAGTCTGTCCTGACATCGGCAACCCGATCGGGTTCGCCGAGGATGCGCTGGCGCGGCCGACCGGCGATGCTTTGCTGGAGCCGACCCTGGCGCAACTGCCACGCGGCGGCGCCTGGCGCACGGATGAAATGGCCGATGCCGATCATTCGTCGTTCCTGCATCGCTTCTGGCGTGCCGTCTGCGAGCCGCTGGCCGACCTCTACCGCGCCATGTGGGAAACAGCCCTGCAGGGCACCTCGTCGACGGTGACATGGTCTCTCGACGACTGGGAAGTCGATTACGGCCTGCCGGAGACCTGCGGCGCCACGACGGACGATCCTACGCTGCGCCTGCGCGAGCTGCGCTGGAAGATCGCCGTGGAGCCGTCGGCCTCGATCGACCATTTCATCTGCCTCGCCGCCCATTGGGGTTACGACATCTGGATCGAGGAAATTCACTGGTTCGAATTCGGCCGATCGTCCTTCGACGGCGGAGATCCACCGGGCGGCCTCGTCGATGGTGGCTATCGCCCGGACTCGCTCGGCCCATCGACCTATCCGACGCGGCCGCCGAGGTGGTGGATCGTCCACATCACTGGCCTGACCGCGCCTGTGCATTTCGAATTCGGCTACTCGGCCTTTGGCCAGCGCCTGCTCGATTTCACCGAGGCCACCGATCTCGAATGCGCCATCCGCCGCGATGCGCCGGCGCACACGATTCCACTGTTCGATTACGGCTCTTAATTCTCCCGGGAGACCTGCATGCAATATGTTCCGCCGATCGGCTCGGTCGATCCGAACGCACCCTATGTCGAGGGCAATCCTGGCACTGGCACGCGCGGTTCGTTTCCGCCCGCGCGGGGTTTCGAGGTTGTGCTGCGCGAGATCGCCAATGCGATCACAGCGTCCGGCCAGACGCCTGACGATGCCGATCTGACGCAGCTCACGCAGGCCATTCAGCAGATGGCGCAAGCGCGTGGCGCGCCGGCAGGCTCGATCATGATGTTCGCCGGCGCCGCGGCGCCAGCCGGCTGGCTTCTGTGTTATGGTCAGGCAATCTCGCGCACAGATTATGCCGGCCTTTTCGCCGCGATCGGCATCACCTTCGGCGGCGGCGACGGCAGCACGACATTCAACCTTCCCGATCTCCGCGGCCGCGTCGGCGCCGGCAAGGATGACATGGGCGGGGTCGCGGCAAACCGGCTGACCAGCGGCACGATCACGGGCGGCGCCACGACGCTCGGCAAGGTTGGGGGCGAAGAAAAACACCAGCTCACGAAAGCGGAGCTGCCAAACTATAATCTGACCGTCACCGACCCAGGTCACGTCCATGGCGTTCAGCGCGCCAACATCGCTTCGTCCGGCGCCCAATACAGTCTGTTTGGCGCGGCGGGCAGCCAGCCGGATAGAAATACAGAGTCCGCGACGACCGGCATTTCTGTTGCCAGCGGCGGCAGCGACACGGCGCACACCAACGTGCAGCCGACGATGATCCTCAATTTCATCATCCGCGTCTGAGGCGTCGCTATGGCTCTCCGGATGCTCGACACCGAAGACTGGCTGATCGCCGCGCGCCTTGCCTGGCGAGATCCAGATACTGGCATTCTCACGCCACTGCCGGTGAACGCAGCCGATCTCGCCATCTCGTTTTCGACGGCAGCGGGCGCGCCTGTCGGCGACGGCACGATCGTCATCGCCGATAGCGAGCAGGGCAGGTTGTTCATCGCCGTCAAACGGGATGCCCGGGCACCGCTCGATTTTGGCGATGCGCAAACGCTGAGCGTCTTCGGCGACCTGATGGCTCGGGAGAGCGCCGTCGTCGATTGGCGGTCGCGCGGCCGCATCTCACTGACTGTTTTCAAGGGGCATTGATAATGTCGATCGTTCTGGAAGTAAGCTCGCCGGGTCCGGAAGGCCGTGGGCTGAAGCCGGCCGGCGCCTATGACAGCACCAAGTCCTATGTCATGGACTCCCTGGTTCGCGTCGGAAATGTCCAGTGGCGCGCGCTGAAGGACGTTCCTGCCGGCAATGCGCCGGCAGAGAATTCTTATTGGACGCTGTTCTTCGACGGCGAGGCCGCGCAGGATGCCGCCCAGGGGTTCGCGCAAGATGCCGAGGCGGCCCTGACGTCACTCCTGACCCAATACCTCGGCGATTTTGCCGACGATGCATCTGCCGCGGCGTTCGCCGCGGGGCACGACCCTGTGCTGACCCTTGGCCCGGGCTCGATGTACTTCAACACGGCGCTCGGCAAGCTCCGTATTTACAACGGCTCGGTCTGGGCGAGCTATGACGCCGCCGCCCAGGCGGTCTTGCTGGCGCTCCTGGCCGTCTATGTCGGCGCCCACGCGACCGATCCGACGGAAGATGCCGCCGGCAATGAGCTCATCACCGGCGCGCTTTATTTCAACACCCCGACGGGAAAGCTGCGCATCAGGGACGGTGCGCACTGGGTTGCCTATGATGCGGCCGCCCAGGCCGTGCTGGTCGACCTCGTCAGCCGTTATCTCGGCGCATCGGCGGCGGACCCGACGGTAGATCCCGCCGGCAATCCGCTTGTGCTTGGCGCATTGTATTTCCACAGTGGCACCGGCAAACTGCGCGTGTGGAACGGTGCGGCCTGGGTCCCTTATGATTTGGACGCGCAAGCTGCAGTTGCGGCTGCGACCGCCCAAGCCAATGCCGCCGCCGCCGCCGCCGCGTCGGCCTTAGGTTCGATCACGACCATAACTGACCTCCTTAATTCCATTTCTGCATTGGCGCTTCTGGTCGCTGCCTATGCGTCGGCCGCGCAAGTGTCGGCAGCTTCTGCCGCCGCCGTCAGCCAGACCAGCCTTGCCGGCGTGACGAAGACGACGGCTCTTTCAACCACCATCAATGGCCTGTACGTCTACAACCCGCGCCTCGATAGCGACGGCGGCGCGTGGCGGCACAAGATCAAGAAAACGTCCTATTACAACGAGACGTTGAACACGGCGACGCGCGGCGCGTCCGCCGCTTTCCCGGCCTCGGCGCAGTGGTTCTTCTCGACCGGCCTGCTTTCCTGCAATGACAATTCGAACCCGGCGACCGCGTCGCTTTGGAAGTCGTGGGACTTTACCGGCTATTCCGTCGCGACGGTGCGGGCGAAGAATGGCTATGTCGTCATCGGATGTACCACGGCAAATGGCACGTTTGAATTTGATCTAATCCTTGACAAGGTCTTCAATCGCACGAGCGCTGGCTTCTTTGTTGCGGATCAGAACGTTGCCAACTTCAAGCCTAGTACCGCTGTTTGGACAAGCCTTGGGTCGACGCTCTCGGACGGCGCATTGGCCGGAACGACGAACATTGTCACGTCTATTGCGATCACTATTCAACCGCTCACGCCGCTGAATCCGAACCGCTGCAATTTGCCGAATCCGAACATCGTCATCGCGACCAATGCGCTCAGCTCTGTGCGGTCTGACAACCGGGTCGTTCAAGGCAATTCCGGCGCGAACGCGGCGTCTCTCGACTTCATCGAAAGTGGAAGCGAACGCATTCTTATGGCCGTCGGCAGCAGCCATCTTTATGTTTTCGACAATGGCTGTCAGCACTCGAATTTTGTGGCAACGAACGACTACCTTTCGACCAACGCGTGGTTCCCGCCTGTTGTGAATAGCGGGTGCGCTGGCGGAAAGCTCCTTGTCGCCTGCAATAACGGCGCGGGGCAGGCCATGCAGGGCATCAAGGTCGTTCAGCGTGACCGTTGGCTGCAGTCCAACAGCATGGCCGCGATCATCGATCATCGAATCAATGCGGGCTGGGTTCCTTCGACGGCGAAGTTCGCCTTCGCCGAAAGCAGCGCCGATCTGAGCAACATCGTCGGCCCGACGACAAACCTTGCGGTTAATCCTGACTTTGGCACTGGCGATCTGACGGGCTGGACAACGGTAAGCGGATCGGGTCCTAACGCTCCGTCTGTGAGCGGCAATGTTGCTTACCTGCCAGCGTCGGCCTTCACGGGGGGTAACTTTGCTGAGATCGGCCAGGCTATCTCAACTGTCATAGGCGCAACCTACCGCGTTACGGCAGACGCAGTAGGCGGCAACGTTAATCTGAGAGTTGGGACTGCCTCAGGCGGCAATAACGTGCTGCCCAATACGGCGTTGACGGCTGGCGTAGCGCGGGTTGTTCATTTTGTAGCTACAGCGACTACTTCATATGTAGATTTCTATCCGGCTGCTCTGCAAGGCGGAACGACTGGTGTCGACAATATCAAGATAGAGCTAGTCATCGCTGACCGCACGAACCTCGGCAACTCCGCGAACATCGTTGGTACGATCACGCGCTTTGTCGTCGCGACCGGCGCGGAGTTGGCGGCATATGGCGGGTTCACGAACCTCACGAACTACATCGACGTGCCGTACAGCGCCGCTCTCGACTTCGGCACTGGTGACATGTGCGCCATGGCGTGGGTAAATCGCACTACCACTGCCAGCAATGACTCCGTGTTTTGCTATGGAACCGGATCTAATGACAACACTGGCGGGTATTCCCTGCGCATCACGGCAACGACGATTGTTTTCTATTACGGGAGCACTTCATTCCCGGTTTCATACGTTCTTCAGCCAGGCTGGAACCAAGTAGCGTGGATGATCAGATCGGGGTTTGTCGAGATATACGTAAACGGGAAGCGCATTGGTCGCGGTTCCGGTGGAGCGCCAAGCCTATCTAAGACGAACGCAACTCTTCGTATTGGTTCTGAGTCTAATAGAACGGCTGGCGGCGGCGTCATCGGCAATGGGTTTTTCAATGGAACGATTGCGCTCCCGCGCGTCGCCGCAGCCGCTCCGACCGCAGACCAGATTGCCTACATGTACGACACCGAAAAGGCGATGTTCCAGCCCGGCGCGAAGTGCCTGCTTGTCGGCAACCCGGCGAACCTCACGACGATCGACATTCGCCAGCCCGACTACGACCCGCAAACGGATCGTTTCGCCTATCCGGTGTTCGGTACGGGCGTGTCGATCTTCGAGGGGCCACTGATCCGGACGGGGTTCTTTCAGGCGTCTACGGCAAGCGCCAATGTAGTGACTGGTTCTGGCGCGCCCGGGGCTTCGATCTGGACTGGCGTGGTGTTCAACGGATCGTCTGGTTCGCTAACGAACCAAAGTAATAGCGGCTGGGGCAACGGTCAGTACATGCCGTTTACCGAAAACGGTTCGAATGGCGCTCACTACATCAGATCGCAAGCTAACTGGGCGTCTCCGGCTGGCGCGAGCGTTTACGCCCTAGCTATAAAACCGGGATCGCGAGGCGAAGTATTTGTTGAGTTCAATAATTTGCTCAGCAACATCTATTGCAATTTGAATGACGGCAGCACGCGCCTGCCTGTAAATTGTACGTCTCTTGGAAGCTTCAAACTTCCAGATGGGGTATGGGTGTTCCAATTCAGTTTTACATCAAACGGTGTGGCAACTGTGTTGCGTGTGCAAGGATCGAACGGAACCACTATTTCATACTTCGGCGACAATGGTGTGTCTGGCCCAGCGTTCTACATGGGCGACGCCGTTCTAATGTCCGGGAGCGCGGCGCTGTCTGGCTTCATCTACGGCCTGACGAACAATAATAACGTCAGCCGCGTTTCATTCTCCGATGGCATCCTTGCTATGGGCGATGGGGCTGGAATCAATACGATGTTCCCGTCGCTCGCTCTGCGCGATCGGCTTCTGACGCAAATGCCAACGCCGGCCTATGATCCGCTGCACGCTGTTATCTCGATCAGCACAACGAATGCCACGCCGACGAACCTCGTTCTGCCGGTGCCGGTGCTCGAAGGGCAGTCACGGATGTTCTATGCCACGGTTGGCGCGGTGCAATATGGGCCGACGAAGACCGAAAAGGCGCTCTATGCGCCAATGGCTCGCATTGATCGTGACGTCGGCGGCAATGCCGTGGCGGTTCCTGCATCGCAGCCTGCGACGGCTACGATCTCTGAAACGACCAGCACTATGGACGTTCAGATGGCAGCGCTTGGAAGCGGCGATATCGGCGCGATGCCGGTTCTATCCGTGACCGGGAGGGCGGCCACGACGCTGGTCTGGACGGCGCAGATCGAGGTTGGGGCTGACAACTTCCAGATGGCGGCATAGGAGCGATCATGCTTGACGTGCTCTACAAGGACTTCGTTCGTCGCTGGACGCTGGTCGACGGCTTTCCTCAATGCATCGAGGACGCGGTGCCCAGTTACTCAACTGTGGCAATGTCGGCGCTTCAGCGCAATGCGGCCATTCAAGCGGCTTTGACCGCTGTCGAGGCATTCGAGGCGGATCCTGAGAGTGAAGTGTCCGATGCTACCCGGGCGCTGGCGCTCTGGCGCACACCACGGCCCGAAGATGGCTTGGACGAACGACCTACCTGGGACGCGGCTCGTGCGACCGTAGAGGCGGCGATCGATACCGCTGCGGCAATCCCACTCTCGGAAGATCCGCGGCCGCTGCCGCAGTCGGTCTCTGTCCGCCAGTTCGCCCAGGCGGCCGCCCAGCTCGATCTGATCACCCCCGACGAGGCGCTGGCCTGGGCGAAGCGTGAGGCCCTACCGGCCATCATGGAACAGATGCTGACGGCCATCCCGGATCAATATCGCTGGGAAGGCCGGATCATGCTGGAGGGCGCGTCAGCCTTCGAGCCGGGCAATGAGTTCGTCACGATGTTCAGCGTCGTGGCCAATGTGCCAGATGACGTGCAGGGCCAGCTCTGGCGCCTTGCCGCCTCGCTTTGAGAAGTTTCAGGCGGCGGTGAGGCCACTCTCCGCCGCCCGAAACCCTCCCATGTCGCTGGTTCCCCGTGTCTCGCGTGAGAACCGGGGTCGACCGTAGTCCGGCGATCATTGCCGCCCCGTTAATCGAGTCTGATCCGCCGCCTCTGAGGCGGCTTTTTTATTGCCCGAAAATTGGAGAGCTCATGCGCTTCGAACTGATCGAAGACTGGCGGCGCGTGCTTAAGCGCGCCTGGTCGATCCGCCTCATCTTGCTCGCCGGCCTGCTGTCCGGGGCAGAAGTCCTCATTCCGATCTTCACCGACGATCCGCCGCTGCCGCGAGGCGTGTTCGGCGCGCTGTCGTTCTTCGTCACCGCGGGCGCGTTCATCGCCCGCATTCTCGCGCAGAAGGATGAGCCCAATGGCGACCAGTAGATTGAAAAAGAGCGCCTATGCAGCCGGCTTGGCGACGGCGCTCGTGACGAGCGTCGAAGGCGTGCGCCAGGTGGCGTATCCTGATCCAGCGACGCGCGGCGAACCGTGGACGGTCTGCATGGGTCATACCGGCGGCGTGAAACCCGGCGACCGCTACAGCCTCGACGAATGCAAGGCGATGCTGGTCCGCGATCTCGAAACCTATGCACTGGGGATCGAGCGTTGCGTTCGCGTACAGATGCCGGACCCGCGCTATGTGGCGTTGGTATCCTTTGCCTACAACGTCGGCGTCGGCGCTGCCTGCAAATCGAGCGTGGTCCGCCTCATCAATGCGGGCCAGACGGCGGCCGGCTGCAATGCACTGATGGGCTGGAACAAGGCGGCCGGCATCACTTTTCCCGGTCTGACGCGCCGACGTGAGCGCGAACGCGCCATGTGCCTACAGCCGTCGTGATCGGAAGCGACCATGCTCGACTGGACCCAGTGGTTTCAGAATATTGGCCACATCTTCACCGGCTGGACGATCGGCGCGCTGCTGATCGCTGGCGGTGCAGCGGCATGGTTTCGCGTGCCGGTCTTCGGCCATTACATCGGTGCGGCCGGCATTGCCGCCGGCGCTGCGCTGATCTGGGGCGCCGTCCAATACGATGCCGCCGCCGGTAATTGCAAGGAAGCGATCGTCCGCGCGCAGCTCGCCAGCAGCCAGGCGCGGGTCACCGAGCTCGAGCGCCAGATCGATGATGGCAAAAAGATCCTAGCTGACGCGGCCGACCGCGTGGCGAAACTCGCCGTCGAAACCAACGCCGCCAACAAAAAGGCACAGGACTATGAGGATCAGCTTTCCAAGGCCAGCAAGAATGACGATTGCCCTCTCGACGATGATCTGTGGAAGCGCCTGCGCCCCTGATCCTGAGAAGCTCGATCCCGCCTCGCCGAAAGAGCAGCGCGTGGCCTTGCCGGCAGCGCCTGCCGACTTCGGCAAGCCGGTGCCGATCCCGGCCCGCACGAAGGATGCCCGCGTCTGGGCCGTGCGCGCCCGCGGCGCGATCGACACCGCCAATGGCCGACTGAAGAACGATGGCCAGTTCTATCGGGACGTGCAGCGAGATTTCGGCAGGCCGTGATGCACAGGGCCGGTGGCGGGGAGGGAATAGTGCCAAACACCTTGGTTCTGGATCAGGCTGACGTGGAACGAATGATATCGGCTGCGGCCAACCGCGCAGCGAAAGAGGTTGCCGAACAGGCCCTCGGCCGCGACGACGTCGACGAGATGATTGAGCACGGCATCGGCCGGTTCCTGGAGCGTGTCGGCATCGACGATATCCCCGAGTTCCGTAAGGACCTAACGGCCATGCGCGCCGCGCGGGAGACCCGCGAAGCGCTCATCAGTCATGGCCTGAGGGCGGTCGTCACCATCCTCGTCGGCGGCATCGTCACCGCCGTCTGGCTCGCGATCAAGGGGGCAAAATGATGCTGTCAGCCAAGAGCGCTGCTGCCGTCTTCGTGTGGTCGATCGCAGGTATCATCGGCAGCGGCCTGTTCCTCTACGCTACGCCCTGGCTGGAGGGTCGCCTGGCGCCGATCCTGGTCGACCAGAGCGTCGAGATCGAGCCGGGCGATAGGACGCCGGGCAAGATGTGTTGGACGTGGAAATGGAACAAGGTCCGCTACGGCCGCCCGGTGTCGACATCCTGGTCGATATCGGTTGAAGGTACCTCGATCGCGTTTCCGGCAATCACGGAGCGCGAGCGCGACGGATCGATCGTCCGCGATACCAAGCCGGCGCCACTGGGGCCGGGGCAGAACGACCTCTGCGCCAGGATCCCGGCCGATCTCGACAAGACGACCGGACTGACCATTCGCGGCCAGATCAACTACAGCGTGCCGCACGGCCTATGGACGCTCTGGCAGGAACTGCCGGTGGTGAAGGTGCCGCCGCTTCCGTAGCCAGGGAACTCTAGAGGCGCCGCTGCATTACCCTGGCTCACGACAGCCCCCACCCTCTTTGCTGTCGTGGCTTTCGCCCATCTCTTGGGCGTTCCTTATGACTTGGCCCCGCTACCGGTTTGACCGGGGCGGGGCTTTTTTGTCGTACCACGGGGGCGGCAGCTATGTTTGAGGGTATCTCGCGCCGATCATAAAATGAGTTTCGTAGTGGCAATTAATTGCTTAATATCTGTCTATTATCCACAGCTTAACGTATTGTATGTTATACTGACGCTGTCTAGAGTTTAAATATGCTACGGTCGCCAATCACCGATACGAAGCGCTAGCGGCTGTCTGGGGAAGAGTTTTGTCCGTTACTTTGAACATAAATCCAATATCCGGATTTGACTCCGCATCTACGAAGGTAAAACCATTTTTAAGGTGGGCTGGTAGCAAGAGGAAGTTATTGAATCGGTTGAGCCCATTTTGGTCCGAAAGACATACGGTGTACGTAGAGCCTTTTGCTGGCTCGGCATGCTTGTTCTTTGAACTTGCGCCTGCCGCCGCCGTTCTCGGAGATACCAATTCAGAATTGATTGAATTGTTCGAAGTCGTCCGCGACGACCCCTCTAATTTGCACGAGCGCTTATGTCGGCTCGAACGCGATTTGGATACCTACAAACATTGGCGTAGCCTTGATCCGAGTTCGATGGACCCTAATACTCGAGCTCTGAGGTTTCTATATCTCAATCGGAATTGCTTCAACGGCATATATCGCACAAATGCCAAGGGGCAATTTAACGTCCCTATGGGAAGCAAGCTGGCCGCAAATATCCAGCGAGAGGAATTGATACGATGTTCCGAAATGCTCAAGAACGTGAAATTAATTCGCGGCGACTTCATGGATACGCTGCAGCATGTGGGCATGAATAATTTTGTCTACCTAGATCCGCCATATGCCGTTAGTTCGCGCCGAATTTTTAAAGAGTACGGCAAGAAGATATTTGACGTCGCAGATATCGAGCGCTTTTCTGCGGGCTTGAATAACATCCATAAAAAGAAGGCAGACTTTCTCGTTTCATATGCGGATTGCAAAGAGGCAAGGGCGCTCGCGAAAGACTGGAATTCTTTTCGTTTTTCTGTCCGCCGCAATGTTGCGGGCTTCGCGGGAGCGAGGCGGAATGCTTATGAATGGCTGATAACAAACTGCCCCATAGATAGACCGGAGCTGTTGTCATGGCCGAATTAAAGCCCATTCAACATACGCCACCTGTGCCAGCGGGCTCTCTACGCCAACTTGGGATTGATGATATCAAACCGAGTGCCAACAATCCGCGGCACTTGTTCGATGAATCTCCCCTTCAAGAGCTGCGAAAGAATATTGCTGAGCATGGAGTGTTGGTTCCCATCACAGTTTATCGTGCCCCGGGGCAGACTAAGTTCTCAATTCTAGATGGAGAACGTCGATACCGATGCGTCGTAGATCTTACACAGTCAGGTCATCTAGGTCCTGACAATTTGCCCCTGTTATTGCCTGCAAATATCGTTGAGCCTCCAACGAAAATTGCTGGGTTGCTATATATGTTTTCGATCCACAACTTTCGCGAAGGTTGGGAGCTCATGCCAACGGCGCTCAGCCTCAAGAGCGTTATGGAAACTCTAGACGAAACCGATAACAAGGCGCTTTCCAAGCTAACGGGATTGAGCGAGCCTCAAATTGAGAGATGCAAGAAACTTATAGATCTTCCTGAGCGCTTTCAGCAGCTTTCCTTAGATCCTGATCCTAGAACGCGAATTCCATCTAACTTTTGGATCGAATGCTCCCCTGTCTTGGACTTTGCAGTGGCAAGCATACCATCGCTGAGAGAACTGGGGCGTGAAGGGGCGACCGACAAGTTAGTTGAGAAGTATCGCAACAAGAAAATACGCAGCGTGATTCATTTCCGCCGAATCATGGATGCTTTCGTCTTCAGTGAGGAAGACGCGGATCTGCGAGCAAGACTATTGCAGCGCGTCGAGGAATACTTCTTGGATCCGACCTTGGAAACGAGGACTGTCTTCGATGAATTCACAGTGGATGCAAAGCGGACTCGGGATGCGCTCGAGGAATGCAATGAATTTGTGGCGCGGCTCAATCGGCTCAAATTAAAGTACGTTGCAGATGACGCGGCCCGCGCGAATCTTAGAAGTGCTCTGTCTCAGGTAGCTGCTCTGTGCGCGTCCATTGACGAAATGCTTAAGGGCAGTGACGATCCAGATATTATTAGTGAATGAAGATGCTTTCATATTTGGATTGCTTCCGAGCAGCTGCGCGTTTTCCGGGTTATCATCCTCGCCCGGTGACCTTTTGGACATTGGTTAAATGGCTTCGACAATTCGAAAAGAAAGATCGTAAGCGAATTCTTCGTTTGTTGGACGAGGTTGTCTACTTTCCCGAAGCGCAAGTTAAGCAGTTGCTGATACAACAGAACGCAGCGCTTATGACTATGTTGCATGACGCGGGACTTCCTCCTGAAAATCTTATATATGTGCAAGTTGATGACGCTGGGAGCAGCAGTCCCGTGATGCTTAACATTCTCCGGGATTCCATGGGCCTTGAGCAACGTGGCTGCCATCTCCTCGATGCAAAAGACGTCCTAGGCATAGTGCAGCGGACCAACGCACTCGGACGAGGCGCTGTGATTTACGTCGATGACTTTGTTGGAAGTGGTTCGCAACTCTGCACCGCGAGAGATTTTGTTGCAAAAAATATAGGCGGAACATTTTCGGAATTCGCGCTAGCTGCAGCAATATGTGAGGAAGGTCTCGCTCGGTTAGCTACGAGAGGAGTTGAGGCATATTCCGGCCATCTGCACAGCAAGGTGGACCGGCCGCTACATGCGAACTCGCCTCTTTTTGATCGAGAAACTAAGAGACGTCTTATTGAAATCTGTAATACGATTGATCCAAATCTCGGGCTTGGTTTTCTCGATGGTGCGGTGATGGTTGTATTGTACCGCGGTCCTCCGGATAACGTACCGATTATCTTTCGAGGAAGTGCCGATCAAATACCATACATAGGCCTCTTCCCGCGCTATGCGGATCTTCCTTTGCCTGAATTGTAACTGCTGGTTAGAGGCGGGCGTTTCGCGATAGCGTGTGTTCGGAAGATGCTGTTCCAGCGCCGCCGTTGCGCTCACTTCCAATTGTATCCATGGACATGTATGGATCACTTCTTTTCCCGCTGCACCTGCTGAGCCGGCTTATCCTCCCGTAACGCCTCAAACGACGTCTGCCGCAGCACAGCGACGGACTCTCACGCTTGCCCGTAAAGCCGGCGGCTTACTTCCACGGCAGGTAAATCAGATCCGCAGCCAGCGGCATTCCTTCCATCAGCATATCCGCCCATTCGTAGGCGAGCTCTTTCCGGCGCTGCAGGTGCTCCGCCCGGTTGTAGGCGGCCTGCACCTTGTCTTTCGGCACGTGCGCCAGCATGAAATCGATCACCGGCGCGTCGTGCCGATTCTTTTCGTTCATCACGGTCGAGAAGGTGGTGCGCCAACCATGCGGCACGTGGCGGCCCTTGTACTTGGCGCGTTTCAGCGCTCGACCGAGCGCATTTTCGGTCATCGGCTCGTGCGCGTTCCGATAGTTGGGGAAGCATAGCGGCCCTCGGCCAGTGAGCCCTAGCAGCGCCTCGAGGGTCTCTATGGCCTGAGGCGCAAGCGGTACCAGGTGGTCGCGCGCTTCATCCTGCTTCTGGCGCACCCGGAGCTTCATCCGAGCGGCCGAAATGTACCAGATCGGATCGTCCTGGCCGATCAGCTCCCGGACCTCGTGCCATGGCGTCGACGCAAGGGTGCCCGGCCGCACGACCGTCAAGGCGAGCAGCCGCATCGCCAGGCGAGTGACCGGATGCGCCGGAATATCGTCCATCCTCAGCAGTATCTCGCGGCCTTCTTTCAGGGTCAGCACGGCCGGCTGCTTCCCTTTGACGACGGGTGCCAGGGCCTTCTGCACGATCGCGGCCGGATCGTGGGCGCAATAGCTGCTGCCGATGCCGTAGACGAAGACGGCGCTGATGCGCTGGCGCACCCGGTGCCCGGCCTCGATCGCGCCGCGGGCCTGAATCGGTTTCAGCACATTCAGCACCATGGGTGGGGTGATATCAGGCAGGGGCAGGGAGCCGAGGGTAGGAAATACGTCCTTCTCGAGCGACCTGATGACGTCGTCTGCGTGGATCGGGCTCCACGTCGGCACCTGCTTGGCGTGCCATTCCCGCGCCGCGATCTCGAAGGTCATGTCATTCGCCACCTTGCCGGCGGCCTTCTCCTTCTTGCGCTCAACCGCCGGGTCTCTCCCGACGCGCAGGTGCTGCTTGGCGGCGTCGCGCTCGCTGCGCGCGTCGGCTAGGGACAGGTCCGGATATTTGCCGAGCGACAGCAGCTTTTCCTTGCCGTCGAATTCGTATCTCATGCGCCAGAGCTTGCCGCCGGCGGGGCTGACAAAGAGGTGCAGCCCTCCAGCGTCGGTGAGTTTGTAGCCTTTGTCTTTCTTTTTGGCGACGCGCACCTGGGTGTCGGTCAGCAATGTTTTCTCCGGTCAAAAATACCCGGTTTCGCCCAAATCTGTACCCGGAAATATACCCGGTTCTGGTGCGGCTGCGGGCGAAAGAGGGCGAAGGAACGAGAAAGAACTTTGAGGGAGAAAACCCTGCAACACAAGGGTTTCGCGCACGTCAGGGAAGGTCAGTGAAAGAATGGATGGCGGAGACGGAGGGATTCGAACCCTCGATAGGGCTTTACAACCCTATAACGGTTTAGCAAACCGCCGCCTTCAGCCTCTCGGCCACATCTCCGGCGTCCGGCGCGAAACAGACAGTTCGGCGCGGAACGGACGGGGTCCGACCCGCCCGATACGGCTCCCATATGCATGACATGGATTTGGTTTGCAAGCCGCGCGGTGGCGGGATTCGCAGCGGATTTGCGATGTGGGCCTAAAATTCTGTTCCAAAGCCGGTTTTGGCGGGCGAGGCGGGGAGTAGCCGGTATATTTCGGTTGGAATCCGAGCCTTGCGCGATAGGATCGTCCGGTGGCGGGATTCATTTGCCCGACTTATGGGCGCGATATCCGGTGTGGACGTTCGCCGGCAAAGCAGGGGTAAAGATGTCGCAACCGGGCAAATGGTGGATCGGGCTGCTGCCGCTGGCGATCGTCTGGATCGCCGCCAACTGGTTCAAGACCGAGGCCGTCGAGCGCGATATCGGAAGCAGGGTCGGTGCGGCCCTGGAGCGTAGCGCTGGTGCGGTCGAGACACCGCAAATCGCGGTTGCGGGGCGTGACATCACGGTCTCCGGTGTGGTTCTGGACCAGGCGGCGCGGGAGCGTCTGTCCGACACGATCCTGGCGGAAGCCGGGTCGCGGCTCGTCAATGCCACAGCCGTCAGTTTTCCGCCTGTGGCCCGGCCCTATACGTTCGCGGCGAAGCGCGTCGGCAACGACCTGGTGCTGACCGGCAGCGTTCCCTCGCCAATGGTGCGGAGCGCTGTTGTCGACGCCGCCAAAGCCGCGGCCGGCGCCGGCAAGGTGATCGACCAATTGACCA